CCCTGTTATGGGCTATTGATGGTATACCTTCAACGGTACAATAAATTTAATGTGGAAAATACATGGCACTAATTGATAAACCCTCTAATGATAAGTCATTAGCCCTTGATGATGCTTCTAAAAAAGAAGATAGCTTTAAGGGAGATACTCTGCTTAGCTTTATTGAGAAACGATTTACTCGTTCTGAAGAAAGCCGCCGCCCCGATGAAACTCGCTGGCTCAAAGCCTATCGAAACTATCGAGGCTTGTATGGTGCTGACGTACAGTTTACATCCACTGAAAAGAGCAGGGTGTTTGTTAAGGTTACAAAGACTAAAACGCTTGCTGCCTATGGTCAGATTACAGATGTGTTGTTTTCTAACAACAAATTCCCATTAAGCATTGACCCTTCTGTCTTGCCCGATGGTGTTCTTGAAACTGTTCACTTTGACCCTGCTGCCGCACCCACTACTGCTGCCATTCCCTTTGGTGATGAGGGTTCTGCAAGCATTGGTAAAGACTTCAGCTTAGACAATATTGAAGATATGCTTGGTGCTATGAAAGAAGACCTCAAGGATGTTAAAGGTCTTAAGAAGGGTCCGGGCGTTACACCATCGTCACTTACGTTTAGTCCTGCTATGGTGGCTGCTAAGAAGATGGAAAAGAAAATCCATGACCAGCTAGAAGAGGGCGGGGCAAGTAAGCATCTTCGCGCTACGGCATTTGAAATGGCACTGTTTGGTACAGGCGTTATGAAGGGTCCGTTTGCTGTCAACAAAGAATATCCAAACTGGACAGATCAAGGCGAGTACAAGCCATTAATCAAAACTGTACCAGAACCTGCCCATGTTTCCCTTTGGAATTTCTATTGGGACCCTGACGCTAGTAACACAGAAGATTGCCAGTATGTTATTGAGCGACACAAGATGTCGCGCACTCAGCTTCGCGCTCTAAAACGCCGTCCTCATTTCCGTAAGAATGTCATTGACCAACTCATTGAGTTAGGCGAGTCCTATATTAAGAAGTATTGGGAAGACGATCTGAAAGACTACGCTCCAAACTTTGGAGTTGATCGTTTTGAAGTGTTGGAGTATTGGGGCAATGTCACCATTGAACTGCTCAAAGAAAACGACATTGATGTTCCTGAAGAGTTTGATGATGGTGAAGAGATGCAAGCCAACATCTGGTATTGCAACGGCAAGATTATTCGTCTTGTTCTCAATCCGTTCAAGCCTTCCCGCATTCCCTACTACGCAACCCCATATGAACTGAACCCATACTCACTTGCTGGTGTTGGTGTTGCTGAGAACATGGACGATACCCAAACACTGATGAATGGCTTCATGCGGATGGGTGTTGATAACGCCGTCTTGTCTGGCAATCTAATCTTTGAGATTGATGAAACCAATTTGGTGCCCGGTCAAGACATGTCTGTATACCCCGGCAAAGTATTTCGCCGTCAAGGTGGCGCTCCCGGCCAAGCAATCTTTGGAACAAAGTTTCCCAATGTGTCTCAAGAAAACATGCAGATGTTTGACAAGGCGCGTCAGCTTGCTGATGAGTCCACTGGCATGCCATCATTTGCTCACGGACAAACTGGAGTGTCTGGTGTAGGCCGTACAGCGTCTGGCATTTCTATGTTGATGAACGCAGCCGGTGGCTCGATAAAGACTGTCATTAAAAACATTGATGACTATCTCATTAGCCCAATGGGTAAAGCGTTCTTTAACTTCAACATGCAGTTTGACTTTGACCCTGAGATTAAAGGCGACTTGGAAGTCAATGCCCGTGGCACTGAAAGTTTGATGGCAAACGAAGTTCGCAGCCAGCGCTTGATGCAGTTCTTGCAGATTGCTAGTCAGCCCTCTTTGATGCCATTTGCTAAGTTCCCATACATCATTCGTGAAATTGCTAAGAGCATGGACTTAGACCCTGATCGCGTTACCAACAATATGGAAGAAGCAGCCAAGCAAGCCATCCTGTTGCAACAGACATCAGGTGCCGCACCTCCCCCTGCCGGTGGCGTTCCAGCACAAGGCGTTGGTGGCCCTCCGGGCGTTGCTGACATGTCTGGTGGTGGTGGTGGCAACATTGGTGTTGGCGCTGCTCCTGTGCCCGGAGAACAAGGCTTCTCTGCTGCACCTCCACAGGCTCCAATGGCATGAGCGATAAGACATATCTACCAAAGCTGAAGGGGATGCTCACTACTCCCCATCAGTGGGATGCGTTTGTTGAAATGCTTGAATATCAAATTGAACAGCAGCAGCGTAAGCTGGAACAGTCAAGTGAAATGAGTGATGTCTTTAAAGCACAAGGTGCAATTGGCGCACTGAGACAACTTAAATATCTGAAGGATGAAATCAATGTACACAACTGAAACAGATCGCATGCTTGCTGAAGGCGGCGTAATGCAAGAGGGCAACACTGTAGACCCCGTGTCTGGTAATGATGTACCTCCCGGTGCTTTGCAAGAAGAAGTGCGTGATGACATTGATGCAAAGTTGAGCGAAGGTGAGTTTGTTATTCCTGCCGATGTTGTCCGATACATTGGTCTTTCTACGCTTATGAAGATGCGCGACAAAGCCAAAGAGGGCTTGAAGAAGATGGAAGAGATTGGGCAGATGGGTAACGCTGAAGAAGTTGCTAACGCTGAAGCTCTGCACGGTGGTGACAAGTCTGAAGAGATGGATGATGAAACATTCGGCGCTGAAGTTGATTCCATTATGAACGAAGACATGGGCGGTGAAGAACCAGCCTTTGCTGAAGGTGGGTATGTTGATCCCGCCAATGAGCCTTTATATAAGTCAGCGCCCATTAAAGGGTTTGAAATGGTGACCATGACCAATGAGTCTGGTAACACTATCTATATTCCACATGTAAATGGAAAACCATTGCTGGCTGTTCCTGCTGGTTACATTGCCAAGAAAGGCATTCTTCCAACTATAGAAGACCCTGCTAGTATTGCTGCAAAAGCCGCCGCTGCTACCACTGTCGATACCGGTGGTGGTGGAGATAGTGGTGGAATACAGGGGCCAACACAAGGCGGCGCTGTCCCAAGTTTTGATGCGGAGGGAAGAGCAGTTGCTGCCACTACTGGCCTTACTAATACACAAGCTAGTATTCTTGGTACAGTGGTTGGATTAGTAACGGGCATTCCTATGCTTGGACTTGCTGCTAGATTTGGTAATGACTTTGCAAATAAAGGCTATGCAAAAGACGCAGCCGCTGTGAATCTTGGAATTGCAGATACAATGGGTGCAAATTTTGGCACCTATGGATACAATGATCAGCCAACTGCCACTACGGGTTCTGGTGGTACAGGTGGTCAAGCTGCTAGCGCTGCTGCCGCTGCTGCCGCTGCTGCCACGGCTGCTGGATATTCAGAAGCTGCCATCGGTGCTGCATCACAAGCTGCTGCCAGCGCTGTGATTGGTGGAGCAAGTGCTACCGCTGCCGCAGAAGCTGGCCGTGAAGCAGCCTCTAAATCCGAAGCTGCTGATCGCGCTAGCATTGGTCAGGGTGAAGTAGATGCTATTGAGGCTGCTACTACCGGCCAATTTGGCGCAACTACTAGTCCGGTAAGCGCACCAGATATTACTACAACAGACCTTGGTCCTGCACCAGATACTACTACAACAGACAATGGCGGCTCACGGGGCATGGGTGGTACACCAGCCGGTGGAGAAACTAGTTCCCAATCTGGTGTTGGTAATCCCGGTGAAAGCGGTGGTGGCGGTGACAGTGGTTACAGTGGGGGTACTACTGGCGCAGGAGATGGCGGCGGTGGCATTGGGGCAGGAGAAGGACTTGCTAAAGGCGGCTTCGTTACAAAGAAAAACAAACCAGCAGTTAAAACTAAAAGAGGACTTGCTTCTCGTAAGTAATGTATAATATGAATACCAAAGCCAGTGGTGGGCTGGATGGTACTTAATAACTTCCCACCATTATTGGCTACCTACTCCCTAGATTTCTAGCTACAGATAGCCCCAACTTTAAAAGGTATTTATGACAGAAGTAGTTCTTGAACAAAAGTCACAGAAGGCTGCAATCGTTCCATTCGGTTCACGCAATGCAAATCGTGAGCGTATTGAAACTGAAGAAGCTGAACTGAAACGCCTCATGGAAGGCTCTGATAAGAAGAAAGAAGAAACTGATGAAGATGATGACTCTTCGCTGAGCGCTGAAGAGAAAAGCTTTAAGAAGCGATATGGTGATCTTCGCCGTCATTCTCAACAGCAGCAAACAAACTTTCAAAAGCAGATTGATGAGTTGAAAGAACAACTTACTAAGTCCACTGAGAAACAAATTAAGCTTCCCACTTCTGAAGCTGATCTTGCTGAATGGGCTAAGACCTATCCAGATGTTGCAAAGATTGTTGAAACCATTGCCATCAAAAAAGCAAAAGAACAATCGTCAGCTATTGAGGCTCGACTAAACCAGCTTGATGAACGTGAGAAACTGACGGCTCGTGAGAAAGCTGAGCTTGAACTCAATCGCTTGCATCCAGACTTTGATAAGATTCGTGATACTGATGAGTTTCACGCATGGGCTGAAGAACAGCCTTCTTGGATTCAACAGGCTCTGTATGAGAATGATAACGATGCTCGTTCCGCTGCTCGTGCCATTGATCTTTACAAAGCTGACATGGGTTTGAACAAGTCCAAGAAACCAAAAGAAGATACTAGTGCTGCTCAAGGAGTTGGCACTCGCAGTAGTAAGTCTGCCCCGTCTGATAATGATACAGATGGTGTAATTTATGAATCACAAGTTGCTAAACTAACATCAAAGCAGTACGAACAATACCAAGAAGATATTGCTAAAGCGATGCGTAGTGGTAAGTTTGTTTATGATTTGAGCGGAAAAGCTCGATGACTTGACAACTTCCTAAGTTTAGTGATATAACTTTTAGCAAGGCTACACGAGTAGCTTTGCTTTGTATCCTAAGTACTCGCTTGCAACCTGTACTAAAGATCAAACTGTAACGCAAATAGCACTGTCAGAACTACCTGAAGTTTTGATGGCCTATGTAGATGAGGGGGCACTCAACACTCTACATACACCCATTAATGCCAGCCTCTGTATGTATGTTCAGCGTATTTAAATATATGCCAATATATCTATAGGAGATTTAAAATGGCTTTTCCATCAGCTGCCGGTTACGGCAATTTGCCCAATGGCAATTTCTCTGCTGTAATCTACAGCAAACAAGTACAACTCGCTTTCCGTAAAGCATCTACTATTGAAGACATCACTAACAGTGACTACTTCGGTGAGATCGCTGCAATGGGTGATAGCGTTAAGATCATCAAAGAACCTGAAGTGTCGGTGCAAGCCTATGCTCGTGGTACTCAGATCACCGCTCAAGACCTCGATGACGAAGATTTCTCGCTGGTTGTTGACCAAGCTAACTACTACGCATTCAAGATTGATGACATCGAAGCTGCTCATTCGCATGTGAATTTCATGCAGATGGCTTCTGACCGTGCCGCCTATCGTCTGCGCGACCAGTATGACCAAGACGTTCTTGGCTATCTCACTGGCTTCCAACAGTCTGCCAAGCATGCAAGTGCTGACACTGCTCGTACCACTGCTCCCGGCACTAAAGCCGTCACCAGCGCTGGCTCTGACGAACTGTTGTCTAGCATGAAGCTGATCAAAGGTAGCTTCACCAACATCACCACAGCTTCTGCTGGTGATCATTCCATCCCTCTGGCTCCACGCCTCCCCGGTGCTACCGCCCTGCCTACCGCAACGGCCTCCCCACTGATGGTGATTTCGCGCATGAGCCGTTTGCTTGATCAACAATTTGTTGACACGCAAGGTCGCTGGATTGTTGTTGACCCAATCTTTGTCGAGATGTTGAAAGATGAGGACAGCCGTCTTCTGAATGGCGACTTCGGTGGTTCTGGTCTGCAAAACGGTTTGATCTTGAACAATCTGCACGGCTTCCGTGTGTATGTGTCGAACAACCTGCCAAAAGTTGGTACTGGTCCCGGCACCGCTGGCTCCGCTAACCAGAACTCCAACTATGGTGTTATGGTTGCCGGTCATGACAGCGCTGTTGCAACTGCTCAGCAGATCACCAAGACCGAGAGCTATCGTGACCCTGACAGCTTCGCTGACATTGTTCGCGGTATGCACCTCTATGGTCGCAAAATCCTTCGTCCTGAAGGCATCGTGACTGCCAAGTACAACGTGGCTTGATGAAACAGGGGAGGCTCACAAGGCTTCCCCGTTTATATATTTACACATAAAGGAAATTTAAAATGGCTACTATTACTACCACATCTGGTGGTGCTTCCGCTGGTCGCACTGCTGGCTCCGTGCCTTATCTCGTTGATAGGTTTATCGACTTCGCTGCTGCTGCAACCTCCAAAGGTTCTGCCTTGGCTGCTGCTGACGTTATCGAGTGCATCTCTGTTCCCGTTAACACTGTCATCTTGAATGCTGGTATCGAAATCACTACTCTCCTCGCTGGTGAGTCAAGCGACACCACTTTCGATTTGGGTATCACTGGTACTGACG